GGGCTCACTACCCCCTCAGAAGGTTGGGTATCACCTGAAGGAAACGGATGGGTGGAAACACAGTAATATAGATGCTATAATTAGTATGGCTCAGTCTGGAGAAGGTTTAGGTAGGTCGTCTAAATATAATAAACAGGTAAACTACGATATTCTAAACTCTAGATTTAAACAGTCAGACTTTATGCACGTTCTAAATCCTTATGGAATGGAAGATGCTAAGTTTACAGGTTCAGCCACTAAAATGCAAAACTATAACATAGTTCGTCAAGCTTTTGAAACTCTCAAAGGTGAGGAGATGAAACTTGGCATGACTTTTAGAGCTGTAGCAGTAAATGGAGAAGCTGTAAATCAAAAGAATGCAGAACGACAAGCAGCTATTATAGAAGCTATAAAAGCTAGAGCTATGGCTATAGCACAAGGACAAATAGACCCTGAGACAGGGGAACCTATTGCACCAGACCCAGAACAAGTTGGAAATGCTTTTAAAACTGAGTATGCTCACCCAACTGAAATTGCTAGTAATCAGTTACTGAAGTTTTTGACTAAACAGGATTTACTTCAAATGAAGTTCTCTAAAGGTTGGGAACATGCTTTAGTTTCAGCAGAAGAAATATACTATTTGGGGGTAAAAAGAGGACACCCATCTGCAAGAGTTTGTAACCCACTTAATGTATCATTCGATAGAGAAACTGATAATCCATTTATTCACCAAGCTGATTGGGCTATGGAAGAAAGATGGATGCCTAAAGGCTCTGTAATTGATTTATATGGAGAATCAATGTCAGATGAATTAGTAGATAAGATAGATAGAGGGGAGCTAGGAGGTGCAATACTAAATAACAATGGTATGCAACAATATTTTGCCTATGACTTTAATGGTGGAATGAGGCAAGATAACGGAAATATGAATAACACCTCTCACGTATATGTAGCTAACTGTGCTTGGCGGTCATATCGTAAGAAAGGAAAACTAAGTTATTTAGACCCTAGAACAGGTATGGTTGAAAATACTATTGTAGATGAAACTTTCAAACTAACTCCAGAGATGAAAGAAACTGGAGCAGTTATAGATTGGTTTTGGGAAACTGAAATATGGGAAGGTACACGTATTGGTAATGATAACTACATAGATGTAAGACCTTTAGAGAATCAGACAGGAAACCTACCTTATGTAGGATATATATACAACAATGTAAACTCTCAAGCTACCTCGCTTGTGGATATGGTTAAAGCTCACCAATATACTTATATAATTGTATGGTATAGACTTGAGCAAGAATTAGCTAAAGCTAAAGGCAAGAAATTTATTATGGATATTGCTCAAGTACCTAAATCTAAAGGGTGGACAATTGACCAGTGGATGTACTACTTTGATAATTTAGGAGTAGCTTGGATAAACTCAATGGAAGAGGGGCGTAAAAATGACCCAACTTCTGTATCTAAGTTTAATCAATTTAATGCCATTGATATGTCACTATCTCAAGTAGTGCAACAATACATGTTAATTCTACAGAAACTAGAAGATCAGGTAGAGAAGATTACAGGAGTTTCTGCGCAAAGGGCAGGAGATATAGCATCTAATGAAACAGCAACAGGAGCGCAAAGAGCTATCATTCAATCTACTAATAACACAAAACCTCTATTCTTCTACCACGATTTAGTTCGTGAGACAGTTCTACAAGAGATGTTAGAGCTGTGTAAAGTAGCTTATGCTGATGGGACTCAGATTGAGTTTGTGGTAGATGAGAAAACTGTAGAGACTATTAAGATAGATGCAGGTATGCTCAACGGTACAGACTTAGGAGTGTTTATGTCTAACTCTTTTGAAGATGCAGAGAATATGCAAAAACTAGAGAGATACTTAGATGTGGCATTACAAACAGATAAAGCTAATCTTTCAGATGTTATAACTGTACTTGGAAGTAAATCTCTATCACTTATTAAAGATACTATTGTAGCAGGAGAAAGAGAGAAAGCTAATAGAGAATCTGAGGCAGCTCAAGCACAAGCAGAAAATCAGAAGCAGTTAGAGCAGATGCGTATAGATGCTGAGGATAAAAAATATGAATTTGACTACTATAAAGTAGATAAAGATTACCAAAAAGCTATAGATGTTGCACTTATAAATCAAGAAGGTAGAATGCAAGATAATGTAGAAGAAGTAGTTGTAGAGGAACCAGATATTATAGCAGAACGTAAAATGAGCCTAGATGAAAGAAAAGCAGCAGTGGATGAAAGAGTTAAAGCTAAAGAGCTACAACTTAAAGAAAGAGTTATGCAAGAAACTGAAAGAAGTAATAAAGCAAAAGAAACAATAGCTAGAAGACGGCCTAACGCCAGTAAAAAGTAATATAATTAACAAGCTGTACACAAACCCTGTGTACAGCTTAAATACTGTTAGTATATTTGTATCATAAGTACCAACAACAAAAGAGAAAATTATGGGAAAAGTAAGTACATTCTTCGGAGATTTCGAGGAAGTAGAGGAGTCAGTAGAAAAAGTAATACCTAAAGAGGTAGATACTGAGAAGAAAATTGAAGTAGATACTGAAAAGGATGATGACACAAAACCTATTAAAAAAGTAGAACCTGAGAAAGTTGCACCAGACTCAAAAGGGGGAGGGGAACAAAAATCAGAAGAAGTAGATGACCTAGTTAAGACTTTTGATTCTTTGGTTGAGTCTCTTGAAAAGGAAGAACTAATGTTTCTAGATGAGGATAAGGTTTACGAACCAACTCCAGAGGGTTTCCAACAAATGTTGAAAGATAACATGGAAGCTCAGAAAACCAAATTAGAGAAAGAGTTTGCAGAGAAGGAGGCTAAACTTAGGGAAGAGTTTGAGAATGAACAAACTGTAAAGTTTGCAGACTTAGACCCAAGTGATGAAGAGCATGCTATGGTGATGTTAACTCAGTACTATCAATTAACTGGGTTTACAGAGGATGAGATTAAAGATAAACTATCTGAAGTAAAGACTTTGGATAATGTAGAGAAAGAGGCCAAAGTCGCTCAAAGGTTTTTAGTTAAAGAAGAACAAAAGCTAGAAGCACTAGAAAAACAACAAGAGGCAAAAAAAGAAGCAGATAAACAGGCAGAGATTGATACTTATATTGCAGAAGTTAAAGCACAGATTGATGCTATAGATGAGATGGTAGGGTTTAAGCCAGACAATAAAACTAAAAGTGGGTTTAAAGACTATCTATTTAAGCAAGATAAAGATGGGCTAACACAAGCACAAAAAGCTTCTAAAGACCCAAATAGACGATTGAGATTAGCGTTCATGGACTATATGGATTACAATAAAAAAGATATTGAAATCAAAGTTAAAAGTGAATTAGCTAATGAGTACTCTAAGAAGGTCTCTAGGTTTACAAGTAAAAATGTATCAACTAAAGGAACTACAGTAGAAGCACAAGAGAAGACAGAAGGACTTAAACCTGGTTTTATGGATTTCTGGTCTGCTAGTAGAAATGAAGATTAAAGTAACACAAATTTTTAAATAGTAGAAATATGAATCAAGCAAATGTATCTCCATTGCAGCTTCACCAATTACGGAAGCTGCCTTCAGGAATGACAGAAAGCTCTCACTTGTCTAATGCTTACCTCACTGAGCCTGAGCGTATGGATGGTGTTTTAGCTTTCGCCTTTGGAACTCAAAATGAAAACGTGTTGGCTATGCTAACAGGTGGTTTGGGTAACACTAGGTTTATTGAAAACCGAGAATATAAATGGGACCTTCACGGACAAGTAGAACGATCTATTGAAGTATCTGGAGACCCTATTACCACAGGAGATAAACCTGGTTTGGGAGGTATGCCCATCCACTTTAAAGTGGCAGAAATGATTTGGGCTGTATCTGATAACTTGGTTTCAGATGATGGTACTCAAGTTAGAATCAATCAAGTTCGTAACAACGGTTTGGATTTTATTGTATCTGCTGTATTGACTGACCCTGATAAAACCAAATGGTTGGATCCTTCTCAAATTGCGATTGGGGCACGCTGGTCTAAAGATTATTCAACTGTAGAAGAGTTTTCTTCTAAAGGTGGAGGCACTGATTTCCAAGCACCTATGACTCTTACTAACCAATTGACAACTTTGCGTAAAGGTTATTCTGTAACTCGTTCTGCTGCAACTGATGTTATGGTTATTGAGTTGTTCGGCCCTGATGGCCAATCTACTAAACTTTGGACTAAACTTGCTGAGTGGACTGCACTTGGTCAGTGGTACAAAGAGATTGATAGAGCTTTGTTGTATTCTGTGTATAATAAAGATGCTCAAGGTACTGTAACTTTGAAAGGTGAAAATCAACGTCCTGTTTATCATGGTGCTGGTTTACGCCAACAAATTTCACCTGCTAATAAGAAAACCTATTATAAACTGACATACGAATTGTTGGATACGTTCCTTTTGGATTTGTCTTATAATGCAAATCGTTGGGGAGGTAACTACAATTTTGTAGCTCTTACAGGTAAAATGGGTATGCGTGAGTTCAGTAATGCAATTTCTGAACGTCAAACTGCTCTTGGCATTACAGTGACTGATAACGGTACTTTCATTACAGGTAAAGGTGATAGTCTTACTTTGACTGGGCACTTCAAGAGTGTTGAGTTTTTGAATGGTATCAAACTCACTGTAAAAGAGTTTCATCCTTATGATGATATTGTACGTCACCGTACTTTGCATCCTGTAACCAAAAAACCTATTGAGTCTTACCGTTTCACCATCTTGAACTTTGGTACAATTAATGGTAAAGCTAATATTCGTAAGGTAGCTAAGAAAAACTCAGAAAACGCAATGTGGCACGTTTGTGGGTCTACAACTCCTTTTGGTGATGTAGCTAAATCAATCTCTACCATGCGCTCTAGTGGCTTAGATGGTTATGAAGTTCACATGCTTGCAGAAATCGGTATTCAAATTCAAGATCCCACTTCTTGTGGGGAATTGATTATGCGACTGGCATAACTAGATATTTCTTTGTTGTTGGTTTAGGGGGCCAGGTCCCCCGCCAACAACATTGTTTTAAACATTAAAACCAACAACAAAAATAAGATATTATGGAAGGTAAAGTTTATATTTTAAGAAAGATTCACCCAGATACATGGGCAAAAGTTAGACTATATCAATTTGCAAATGAGGATATTGGTCCTGCAATTGACGATCAAGGTCTTCCTATTACTGGACTTACAGAAGACTCAATGGAGCCTAATGGTAAAGGACAGACTGAAAAAATTAAAGGTACTAGAACAGAATTAGAAGAAGCTATGGGTCTAGAACCTGGAACACTAAAGAAAGGCTCATTCATTAAACCTAGCCCATTTTGGACAATGTTTAGTGTACGAATTGGGGACAGTGATGAGAAATTTGATAGTTCTATACCAGAACATAGATTAAAGATTGAGTTTTTGAAGGCTCAACCGCAAGTAGCTTTTGGGGTTACTAATATTAAAGCTAAATCTGAGTATGTATTATTTACACGTGAAGAGGAAGCTGTAAAAGCTAATCAAGTTAAAAAATCTAAGAGAGAAGCCTACTCACTGTTTGAGAAATTGACTCTTCAAGATAGAGTAGAGCTACTTGAAATGATCGGAGTTAAATCTGCGGGGCTTACTGCTGATATTGTAGAAGATAAACTGTCAGACTTCGTAGAAGAGTATCCTACTAAGTTTGTAGCAATGGTAGAAGATCCTACTAGAAAGTATAAGACCTTTGTACGTCAGGCATTAGATAGAGGTATTTTATCACTAGATGGTGGAGCAGTAATGTATAATGAAATTATTTTAGGGTTCGATATAGACTCAGCAGCTATTAAATTGTTCTCAGAAGAACAAGCAAAAACTAGAGAGGCTATTAAGATTCAACTAAAAGAATTTGGTAAAAGTAAATCAGATAAAAAAGAGGAATAATGACAGGTAGACAAGCTATAATAAGGTTAAAAGCCAAATTAAATAGTTTAGATACTGCATCTAATAGAACAGTAAGGCCAGAATTGGCTTTACTGTTTCTTAATGATGCCTATAGTAAATTAGTTGATGCTAAATATGAGAAAACTCAACAGGAAGATTCCACAGCATTTCAACTAAACCAAAAAACTACAGATGACTTAAATCACCTAACTAATACTATATATGTTACACCTACTAAAGTAGGTGATGAGTATATTGTAGAATTAACAGAATTAACAAACTACAGTCATCATCTTAGATCATCTTTAGAAGTACAGTTTGAGGGGAAAACTTATAGGGTAAATAAACTCAACTACAAATCAATAGATACTATCGGAACAGTTTTTGGTGACCCATTTAATTCTACAGAACCTTTAAACCCTATAGTTTATTTTGAGAGTAATAAAATTATAGTACTTACTGATAATTTTAGTGTAAGCAAACACAAAATTACTTATTTAAAATCCCCAAGTGAGATAACTTTAGATAGTACAATAGAAGCACCATTTGTAGATTCTATTATAGACGTAGCAGCTTGGTTAATACTAGAAAGTTGGGGAGATCCGAGAGCACAATCTAAGATTACTATAGATAAGCTAATAGAGAATGAGTAATTTGTGTATATTTGAATGAAATTTTAGAATCCTTATATTAACGTACAAAATTTAAAATCATGTACAATTACGTAACAAGTTTTGCAGTCGGTAAGACTGGAGGTGGTGCTAATACTGGAACCAGTTTAGAGACTATCAAAAAAGGTGACATCCTTATTGTAGATTACAATTCAGGTGCAGTATTAACTGGTACTAGTAATACTATTACTACTAATCCTGTAATTGCTATTGTAAGCTGTAAAGAAGATGGAGTACCTATCGTATCAGGTCCTATTTACGGACAAACTTTAGTAGGTGGGGGTAAATCTGCATATGTAGCCCCTGCATATACTAAAAAAGGCTTTGGATATACTTCTGCTAGTACAAGTGTAGGTGTTCCTGCTGTAGCTGCTACTGCTTCTAATTACGATTTTTCTATCGTACTTAAAACAGATTTGAGACTTCACCCAAACAAACAAGACCGTTTGGACTTCTCCGTAACTTCTGTAGGTGGTTATGATCTTGCTAAGAAAGCAGTTTTGGCTATTAATGCTCCTAGTGATATTAATCCAAAACTGGATGGTCAGAAGCATGTAACTGCTATAGTTACTTCTAATGGTACTCCTGGTAATATTGGGACTGCTGCTACTGCTACTGTAACTAAAGGTATTACTAAAGTAACTTTTAGTGCTGCACACGGTCGCTCAGTTGGCGATATTATTTACTTTCCTAATGGGGGTACTTACAAAGTAGCTGCCGTACCTAGCACTACAGTAATTACTTTAGATATGCCTTATACAGGAGAGAGTGAAGTATATTTGGCAGATACTGTACAAGTAATGACTTCTGTTACTTTGTTTGGTGTAGTAATTACTGCTAACCAAATTAAATACAGTAACCCTGTAGATCAATATAACCAAATTGATTTTGAAGTTGGGTTGAGCGAAAACTGGGCTGTATCTCCTGTAACCATTACTACTTACAACCCTGGTAAAGGGACTGGTTGGCAATTGCGTGATAAGGAAATTGCTTGTATGGGCTGGACTGGTTATACAGATCGTAGAGATGTTATGAGGGCAGAATTTCCATTCGCTACCTCTATAGCACTCAATTACTTGACTGTAGAACTTAGCTACAAGGCTCCTGTTCGCGGAGATTTGCAACAAATGTTGGACGGTAATGGAGCAGTATTTATTGCATTTGATAATGCAGCTTCAACACAAAGTACTGCTGTACTTGCAATTCTCAATCCTTGGGCAACTTCTGGAGGTGTTAGTTTGTCATAATAAATTGAGTTTTAGATTATTTGAAAAAGAGCTACAGAAATGTGGCTCTTTTTTTGTAACTTGCACAGGACTAAATTTACTAAAATGAGTAGACTGAGTGAAATTATCTATAACATCAAAAACCTCCAAAATAAAGGAACTCATACTGATGATGTTAAGTTAGGGGATAGGCAATTAGAGTTTATAGTAAACCATTTTAGAGCAGAATTAGCTGCTCAGAGATATAATACTAACAAATCACTAGAAGGGTTTTATCAGGAATTGGACAACGTAAAATTAATTGGAACTAAAGATTTCAGACCTTTTAGAGACACTGTGACTATTTTAAAGTCTGAAGAAAAATTACCTAGTTTTGCCACTTCTCATGCTAATGGTGGAATAGTTAGTTTTGTAGGAACTAAAGATGAGTTTATGGGATTTCAACAATCTGATGTTAATTACTTTAATATAGATCTAGAAAACCCATTTGTACAAAATACATTCTTTGTAATTGGAAATTCCTTATATGTAGCTACAAAAGAATATAGAACTATTAGAGAGGTTTTTGTTAGA